TGATGCTACAGTTCTAATTAAATCTACATTTACAATTAAATCACCGTCACCAGCTCTAAAATTTGTCAATTTAATAAATTTACTCATAACTCACACCTAGAATGGAATGTTATCGTCAAAGCCATCGCCTTGTTCGGCCATAGCACTCAATGGATTTGGTTTAGCTTTGCTTGCTTTCGCTTGTTTTGGCTCATCTTGGCGACCGCCTAACATTTGTAAGTTATCGCCTTGAATTTCTGTGGTGTAACGGTCTTGTCCGTTACTATCTTGCCATTTACGGGTCTTTAATCTTCCCTCAATATAGACTTGCGAACCTTTGTGTAGATATTGAGCGGCGATCTCGGCTAATCTGCGGTATAGGACGATGCGAACGTATTCAACATTTTCTACAATGTTTCCATCTTTCGCTTTGTACTTCTCATTTAATGCGATAGAGAAGTTAGCCACTTGCTCACCGTTAGGCATTGTTCTAATTTCAGGGTCTGCGGTTAGGTTGCCGATAAATAGGCATTTATTTACGCTCATTATATGTGTCTCCAGTTTTCACGCGCTCTAATTGAGTTTATTGTTCTAGTGGTAACGCTGTATTTTTCTGCGATATCTTTTGTCTTGCAGCCATTTTTAAGCATCTCACGAATTGTTATAACTTCATTTTGGTTTAATTTACTTCTAAATACTTTTCCTTTCGTTGTTCGCCCCTTTCTTGCTGCATCTTGCATATTTTCTTTTCTTGTTCCAATAAATAGATGATTTGGATTTACGCATCGTCTATTATCACAAGAGTGGCAAACATCAAGATCACTTCTTACTATTCCATACTTCAATAATGCAGAAAACCTATGAGCATACATAGGTTTTCTAAATGGATTAAATCTACCGTATCCGTTACCATGGATTGAACCAATCCACTCCCAGCATCCACTCAATTTATTTATTTTAACCTTTGAAAGAAATCTCTCTTTCACCTCTTCCAATGTGTATGTTTTTCTACTTCCTTTTTTCATATTGCCAGCCTTAATTAATTAAATTTCACTGTTGTTAATTCCAGCCATATTTACTCCTGATTCTCAAATAACTCATTAAGCTCTCTGAATAGCCACTCTTCAGCATCCATTAAACAACCACAAGCCATTGCATCTTTGTCTTTTAAAACTTTTTTATAAAAAAGATACGCCTCTTTTAACCCTTTTAATTTTTCGTCCATTAGCTCATTTCCTTAATTAATTGTTGATAGTATTCTTGAGCGGCATTTACTCGCTCTTTGATTTCTTCGATAATTTTGTCATCACGCTTAACCGTAACGGTTGTAATACGTTTTGATTGAGGTATTTGCTCCACCAAATCAATGTACCGTGCCGGGTCGTCATAGCTTGATAATTGCTCGTATGGAGTAGGCAATAGAACAAAGTCAATTTGAGCTTCTTCGCAATCCCATAGCCACATATAACCTTGCATTTGGATTGTATAACCAGCTTTTTTGGCTTTTTCTTCTGCCTCATCAATGAAGAATGGATGCGATCCAATATCCCACGAGCATTTAGTATCAATGATTAGCTTTCTGGTAGGAACGTAAATATCACATTCACCAGTAATCCAATCATTTTCCCGTCTTTCTTCGTTTTTCTTTAACGCTAATCCACGTTTGCGGCCACTTAACTTAATAGCTTGTTCTTCGAGTGCGATGCCTTTTTCGGTGTACTTGTTACCCTCAAAATCTTGATAGCCAAACAAGTCATATTTAACTATCTTTCTCACCGCACTTTTAGCAGTGGCAGATATACCGCCACCGCTTTTAGGTTTAACCATTAAATCAGCAAGCCCAGAGCATCTAGCTTTCAGCTTGTACATTTCCATTCTCAACCGCCTCTAATTCCGCAATTTGTTCTTGGCTAAACTCATAGGCTCCACTGTTGCAAAGGTCTTGTAGAGTAGTTTCACCGTCGATAATGCTTTGTTTGCAGTTGTTAAACGTTTCATCATCTACAACCGTTACAAAGCTCGCATCTTGAATATTGTCTGCGTAGTTGAATTCTTGATTTTCTACATCTTTAACTACTGCTTGGTCGGATAATACCGCTTGTTGCATTTCCACCGATAACGGAGCTTGTTTTGATAGCAATAACTTCATCACGGTTTTTAATGCCATCGCCTCAAAGTTGTCGTGCCATACGCCAAAGCCTTTTTTAAATGTCTGACTGTAACGTTGAGCGTGTTTAACAATGTCATCGTGGCTCATATAGAGTTCAGCCGAGAAGTCATTCACCAGCTTGAAATAAGCGTAATATCCGATAGGATTTTCATCTTTTTCAGGCTCTTGCTCCCAATCAAACTCAAAGCCACTAATGAAATCTTTTTTGATGAGTTGCTTTTTATATACAGGCAATGCAACCAATCTTTTAAACTGCCCAGAACGTTGAGCTAGTTGAATGAACCCTTTGTAGCCAATTTGGAATTGAGCCTCTACTTTTCGTTCTTTGTTATTCTTAAAAGGTACGATATAGGCGAAACCTAGCCCGTTTTGGAGTGGTAGGTTAAGCGTTGCCGCCATACAAGCAGCGTTAAAAATGCTCATTGGGTCTGCTGTTTTAAGCATTGCATTGCTATTGGCGATTTGCATTACACTTGTTGCAAAGGTGGCTGCATTTTTGCCAACAAGTTCTTTAATCTTATTTTGCACATTCGCACTTTCAAAAAATGTTTTAAGCGCAGGTGGCTGTTTATTTTGTTGATGTTGGACTTGGTTTGTCATCTCGCTCCTCCATTAATCTGGGTCATAATCATTCATTCTTGCGTTCAATTCACGCTCTGCAATTTTCTTAATCGCCTCTTGTCTATAAGGTTCATAACTTGCACCGCTACCAATGGCAAGCCAGAAATTATCGTTATCACACAACATTTCAGTGAGTTCGTGATAATGCGTTTGGTCGCCTTGTTTTAAATCGTTGTCAATTTCAGTGATAACTTCGTTTAAAGCGATTTCATAGCCTGCTTGCCAATCCACTTCTTTTTGGTGTGCAGCATCTAGTTGAGCGTAGTAATCAGCATATGGTTTCATTGTTTTTACTCCAGTCCCATTGATTTCAATCGAGAGTGATGTTTTCGGCAAAAATCAATGCGGTGCTGGCAATACTCAATATTCTTTTTAACTGCCGTATTACGTTTGGCATCCGCCCAATTCTTTGCAGCCTCAAGGTAGTTACCTTTCTTTTCTGCTTTTACTGCCGATTCTGCGTAGGTTTTGTAAATCAGTCTCATTGTTTACTCCAAGTGCGGTTAATTTCTGCTTGTTTTTGCTCTGTATAGACTAAAACCTCTTGTTTAGCTGGCTCTGTAAGGTTTTGTTGATATTGCCCGTGTTCGGAAATCCATTGAATTCTTGCTTGCTCACGCTCTAGCGCTGTTGGCTCACTTGCTTGTGCTGCAAGTGCGGTAAGCATTGTCATAGCAACCAAACAGATTGAAAGAATTGTTGCTAGTACGTAAGCTGTTGTTTTAAGAAATTTGATTAACTTGTTCATAGTGTTTACCTCATACGGTTAGGAAGTATTGGTTAAAAAAAATCCCCTAGTGCCAAAGTGTGAAAGCAGCTAGGGGCTAACCAATCTAAAGGAGATTTTTTAATTATAACTAACGCTGTTTCCAGCTAAATCCGCTCTCGTTCAATCGGTTATTCAAGAAGATTGAGCGTTTAATTCGCTATTTGAAAGCGGATTGAGATGGAGGCTCTTTTGGGATTTGAACCCTGTGTCATTTTTCATAACGCTACCGTGTTTTTGTACCGTGTCAGTTTCCACAACCGACCAAACAAAGATCCATTAAATACCTTTCTTTATACTTGCAAGGCTCAAGTTTTCATTATTCAGAAATCCTTACTTCCGATATTTGATACCACTCCAATTCTTTCTCGCAACCAATAAAGTTTCGACCTAAGTTAAGAGCAGCTATGCCAGTTGAACCAACGCCCATAAATGGGTCTAAAATAGTTTGATTCTCTCCAGTATGCAATTTTATAAGCTCACCCATAAGGCTCACTGGTTTTTGTGTCGGGTGCTTAGTTCTCTCTTTGCCAAGTAAAGTAGGAGTCTGTATAAATCCACGATGATATGGTTTATTTTTATCTTTATTAAAAATCCATTTTGAGTTTTTACTCTTAACTCCCCAAACAATAAACTCCATATCTTGCACATATCTGCGATTTATATTTCTAGGCATCGGATTCGCTTTTTGCCAAACAATAATATCTTTGACAACGCCGTTCAATTCTTCAATTTTTCTACAAATATCCGAAATAAACTTATAAGAGCAAAATATAAGTATTGAGCCATTATCGCTTAAAATGGGCATTGCATATTCAATCCATCCAGCAGGGTCAAAGTCCC